CTCGATAGTAGCGGAACATTGTCTGTGACTAATGACGTACAGACTGACCAAACAATAACATAAGCTAATAGTGAGTACACGAAGATGGCAGTAAAAATAAACGGCACTGAGGTAATTGACGACAGTAAGAACGTAGTAAACGTAGGTACTGTTGATGGTAGAGATGTAGCTTCTGATGGTAATAAATTAGATAATATATCTTCTAACGCAGATGTTACTTCTACAGCTTTACCTACAGCATTAACAGGTTTATCTACTAGCGCATCTCCAGCGTCTGATGATCTTATTGTGTCGTATGATACTTCTGCTGGTACATGGAAAAAAGCTACTGTTACTGCCACTGCTCTTCAAGGTCAGAAGGGACAGAAGGGTGAGATAGGTGCTACTGGATCTCAAGGTGTTCAAGGTAATACTGGAGCAACTGGTAGTGCTGGAGCTAATGGAGCTAAAGGACAAAAAGGTGAGGTCGGTGTAACTGGTAATACAGGATCGACTGGAGCTAAAGGACAAAAAGGTGAAGTTGGTGTAACAGGCAACACAGGTTCAACTGGATCTACTGGTCAAAAAGGTCAGAAGGGTGAGATAGGTGCTACAGGAGCTACTGGTTCTGCTGGATCTAACGGATCTACTGGTCAGAAAGGTCAGAAGGGCGAGGTTGGCGCACAAGGTATACAAGGTGTCGCTGGTAATACTGGTAGCACTGGATCTCAAGGACAAAAGGGACAAAAGGGTGAAATAGGCTCTACTGGAGGTACTGGTAGTACTGGACAGAAGGGACAAAAAGGAGAAGTAGGAGCTACAGGTTCTACAGGCTCAACTGGAGGTACAGGTTCCCAAGGTATAAAAGGCCAAAAAGGTCAAAAAGGTCAAACTGGCTCTACAGGAAGTACAGGGTCTACAGGCTCCCAAGGTCAGAAGGGTCAAAAAGGAGAAGTAGGAGCGCAAGGTAATACTGGTAATACTGGTAGTACAGGCTCTACAGGTTCTACTGGTCAGAAAGGTCAGAAGGGACAAACAGGTTCTACTGGCGGTACAGGTTCTACAGGTTCTACTGGACAAAAAGGCCAGAAAGGTCAAACTGGTTCAACTGGTGGTACTGGAGGTACAGGCCAGAAGGGACAGAAAGGTCAAACAGGTAATACTGGAGGTACTGGAGGTTCTGGTCAAAAAGGTCAGAAGGGAGAAATTGCTAGTGGCGGTGGAAGCGATCAGGTGTTTATTGAGAACGGTCAGACTGTAACAAGTAATTACACTATCACAAACAACAAAAACGCAATGAGTGCTGGACCAATAACAATCAACAACGGCGTCACAGTTACAGTAGGTGCTGGAGAAGTATGGACGGTGATATAAATGTCAACAGTAAAATTAAAAGGTAATGCTAGTGGAAGCGGATCAGTTACTTTAGAGTCTCCTAACATAAATTCTGATATAACTTTAACCTTGCCTAATACAAGTGGAGTTCTAGGTGCTGTTTTTGGGACTACTTACAGCACACCTTCAAGGGCGGGTAGCAACACAGCACACCAAAACACGGGATCAACCCATAAGATTGTAATGATTGACGCTACGGGTAACGCAGACTATTTGTCCGTATCTCCAGATAACTCTACTTGGTATCAAGTTTATTATTGGGCGGGTGGTACTGGCACATATGAACGTGCATCTGTAACCCTAATCGTGCCACCAAATCATTACTGGAGATTCTCTGGTAGTTCATACTACAGCCTTGTGGAGATTAGTTAAATGAGCAACTACAGAGTAATCTTTGAAGACCCAGAGCAACCAGAGCAACCAGCTATGGTTCTTGTCCCTAGTGACAACTGGTTATCTGATGCAATGTCAGGAAATCTACCACCTATATCAGTTTATTGGGAACTACAGGACGACGAACAAAAAGCTATTGATGAAGGTAGACATTCTACTTTTAAGCATGACCCTAGTAAATGGGAAAAACAATTTACTGCACCAAGAATAGGTAAGTTAACTGAAGAAGAAGCAATGGAGTATTTAGTTATGAAAGACATACCTAGAAAAGTTTGGTCTATAGAATATAATAGACCTATGTTTAAGATTGTTAAAACAGAACAAGTTCCTAGCGATAGGCAATTTAGAAACGCATGGGAGATGGCACAATGAGTACGGTTAAAGCAGACCTTGTTCAAAATACTTCAGGGGGGGCTACAGCTCTGACTGATCTTTACCCTTGTAAGGCATGGGCAAACTTTAATGGCACTGGTACTGTTTCTATTTTCTCTAGTGGCAATGTTTCAAGTCTTACTGACAACTCCACAGGCAAATACACACTTAACCTCAGTGCATCAACATCAACCACACATCAATCCATCAGTGGCAGTGCGAGGGGTGCGTCAGGTCAATCTTATGATGGTGCGCCTGTAGGTAGAAATAATTCTATTTCAAAGTCTACAAGTAGCGTACCAACTTACGCGGCAAGGTTGATTGGTACTTCTACTTGTGGAATATCCTTTGATAGTTCTGATATCGCTGTGTTGGTGATAGCATGAGAAACAACGGCGTTACAATAACTCACTAAATAAAGGATATAAATAAATGGCAAGTACAATAAGAGGAACTGATAACTTTGATAGTGGTTCTGTAGGTAGTACAACTTATGGTGATGTTGGTACTTATGCAACGGCTTTTCATCAGCACAATGGTAGTTCAAGTAATTTTAATGGAGGGTCTACTAAGTCAGGTTCAAATTTGCGTGGTCATTACACAGGTTCACAAGCGTATCCTCATGAGGATAGAACATTTAGTTATATTTTTAACCCAAGTTTATCAGGCACTTGGAGATTAATGTCGCCAAGATCTCAAAGTTACGACAGTGGTGGTTGGGTTAGCGGTCTTTGGATCAGAATATCTTAAACAACAATAATGATAGGAGGCGTTAATGTCAACCATAATAATAACACAAGTGCGTAACGCACAATCACTTAACGCAGAAAACACTATGTTTGATGTAGATATTAATCATCCAGAACACGGCTGGATACCTTACGGATTACATCCTGATGATACAGATATGACTGTAGACAACAGCGTTTTGCTTGAACTTATTGGCTCAGACTTTGAAGCATATGTAGCACCTACTCAAGTAGAACTAGATGCAGAACTATCGTCAAACCTAAGGTCTGAACGTGATTATAAGTTAGTTGAAGAAGTAGACCCTATTGTAACTAATCCCTTACGTTGGGCTGAACTTACAGATGCTAAACAAGCAGAGTGGACACAATATAGAACTGACTTACTTAATTTACCAGAACAATCTGGTTTCCCGAATTCAATTACATGGCCTACTAAACCAGAATAAGGATAAAACAAATGTCTATACTTATAAAGATAGGCGCATCAACATATGACAGCGCAGACTATGAAATACCAACAGAGCGTACCTTTCGTGATGGTTGGGAAGCAAATTCAGATACAGGTGTTATATCTGTAAACATGGATAAAGCTAGAGATATTTGGCGTGATAAAATACGTCGAGCTAGAGTAGAACCTTTAGCCGCTTTAGACACAGCTTACATGAAAGCCCTTGAAACAAGTGCTGACGCTACACAGATCGTTGCAGACAAACAAGCACTACGAGATGCTCCCTCTTTGTCGTCCATAAACGAAGCAACAACACCTGAGCAATTAGTAGCTATACAGCCAGTACCAAACGTAGTTATAGAATAAACTATGATAGTATATCAAATCTCACTTCACGGTTCGGCATACGATGCAAGAGGTAAGACTTGGGAACAGATATACTCTGAGAGCCTCTGTAAGCCCCGTACAGGCTGGTTAGACCCAATACACAATAGAACCCTACTAAAAGGTGAGTTTGGATGCTCAGTAAGCCATTTAAGGGTCTGGGAGAAGATTGCTAATAGTAACTCTAAAGGTATTATACTAGAAGAAGATGCAGTATACGATAGTATAGATACTAATAAAGTAGATAGACTACTTAATTCCCACGATAGCGTATGGTTAGGTTACAGGTGGAACGACATGGGTTATTGGTATAACTGCCATGCTTATGCAATTACACCTAACACGGCAAGACTTCTAATACAAGACTTTAAGGATAACATCATCCCAGTTGATGAATGGGTTCCCATGAAGCTAAAAGATAAACACAACTACTTCTATGAAGAAGAGGTCGTTACTCAAATCCCAAGGTCAACCCGACCAAGTACCATAGAGGAAGAAGATACCCCGATGATAGACCCAAGTAAAGTTAATATAATAACTGTAGCTACAGATGAAACTAAGATGTGGCCTCTCTCACAGTCAACAAAAAAGTATGACATAAACCTAGTTAACCTTGGTAAAGGAGACAACTGGTCTAGTGAGATGGAAGGCTATGATGGTATAAGAAAGATAGAGTTAGTAAAAGACTTTATTAAAGAATTACCAAAAGATGATGTAGTGCTGTTTGTAGATGGGTACGACACATTTTTCGCTGAAGGGTATGAAACAGTAATACAAAGGTTTATAGGATTTGGCGTTGATATATTATTTGGAGCAGAACAAGAGTGTTGGCCTGTAACAGATAATCACTTCTACAAAGATAAATGGTCAGACGAAGGTACTCCATATAAATATTTAAACAGTGGTTTATATATAGGCTATGCAGGTGCATTATATGACTTCTTCAGTTTACCAAGTACAGATGCTAAAGGTGATGATCAACTATATTGCCAGTTAAGATACTTATCAATGTATGAAGACTACTTATACGAAGTAGCACTAGATCACGAAGCGTACATATTCCAAAACCACGATACAAACATAAAGATAGTAAATGGTCAACTCTGGAATGATAGAACGAATTGTTGCGGTTGTATATATCATGGCAATGGAGGTAAGTCAGAGAAAGACTTTTTCTACAGTTTAGCAGAACAGTTTGGTTACAAAGAACTATCCTCTCCTATTACTAGGACAAGTAGAGATTTAGACTACAAAGAAGTAGCACAAGACTTGCTAGTTACAAAACTACTATCTGATAGTGAGTGTAAAGACTTAATAGCTAAGTCTGATGCTCTAGGTGGTTGGGGTAATCTAGATGGAGATAAGTTTCCAGCGCAAGAGATAAGACTAAAGAGATTAGGTCTTTGGAAAGAGTATGAAGCTCTCTGGAGAGATAGACTATTTAAGATATGTGAGAAACATTGGAAGCCTGTAGAATATATGGGTCTACGTGACGCTTTTACTATGCGATACGCTATGGACACACAGAAGTCTTTAGGATTACACACAGACGCATCTCTCATAACTGGTAGCGTTAAATTAAACGACAACTATGAAGGTGCTACACTCTATTTCCCACGTCAGGGCTTTACAAACCTAGATGTACCCGTTGGAAGTTGTATACTCTTCCCTAGTCAAGTTACTCATGGTCATTATGTCGATGAGCTAAAGTCTGGGGTTAAATATTCATTAACTATGTGGACATCCCGTTATGTGGGTGACGAGAACTAGGAGCAATAAATGTTTGGTACTAGCCCTTTTGCATCCGCTACCTTTGCAGGTATGGGGAGCGAAGAATACGATTTAACAGCTAGTGCCATTACAACTGGTTCTTCAAGTGTACCTGTTGTCACAATGCAAGAAGACGAAACTCTTGGTGCGTTGTTTGTAACTACAGGAAGTCCAGTATTAGGGCAACCTAGTAAGAACTCAGGAAAAACACTTTCTACTGGAGACTTAGATACTAACAATCCTGATTTAGACACTGCACTACTACAGGAAGATGAAACATTCTCTGCTGTTAGTATTAGTACAGGAAACCCAGTCTTAGGTAGTACTACTGCGTTAATCAGGTATGACCTCACAGTAACTCCAATTTCCACTGATAGTCCAGATTTAGATACGGCTTCTATAAACCAAGGTCAAACTCTAAACTCTAATAATTTAGATACTGGTTCTGTAGTTGTTGACGATGTAACAATGTCAGAAGAAGAAACACTTTCTGCCAGAAATATAATTACTGATACTCCAAATACTGACAGTGCAGATATTACAGAAGGTAATATACTTTCTACTCCTAACTTAGATACAGGTATAGATCTACCTTCTGCTACAATGCAAGAGGATGAGACATTTTCTACTGGGGATATAAGTACAGGTAATACTGACGTTAGTGTTGCTGTAGTAAATCAAGGTCAAACTCTTAATACTGGAGACTTAGATACTGGTAACTTAAGTTTACCTCCTGTGACTATGCAAGAAGAAGAGACGCTTGTTGCTAGACCTATAACTGTAGATACACCAGAAACTCCTAGTGTTGCAATACTACAAGAACATATAATACAGATAGCAAACTTAAATACTGCACCTCCTGTACTTGATACTATTTTAATAAACCAAGATCACATAATTTCTACTGGGGACATGAATACTGGTGCTGTAAGTGTACCTGATATATCAATGTCAGAAGAAGAGACATTTTCTACTGGAGACTTAACAACTGGAGTTCCAACAGTAGATGATACTGTCATGGTATACAATGCTGTACTTACTACTCCTGATCTTACAACAGGAACACCAGAAGTAGATCGTACTGTCATAATAGGAGACCACTACTTCTTATTAGGTAATGTTATTACTGGCATCCCAGTCTTAGGTGAACCTTACTATAATCCAGCTTTAGCTAGAGTAGTTAACATAGGCAACCAACGTATAGGTAGTAGAACAGAAATAGCAAACAGTAACTCAGTTAGGTTTGACTCAAACAATAAGGTTAAGATAGGCTAATGGCTTTTAGAATTAAAACGAATGATACTAGCCCTAAGTTGGCAGTAACCCTAGAAGATGCGAGTGGTAACGCAATAGACATTACAGGTAACAATGGTGTTAGGTTCCACATGAAAGCGTTTGGAGCAACATCACTTAAGGTAGATGCTCCTATGACAGTTACAAATGCTTCTGGTGGTATAGTACAATACCCTTGGGTAGCGGCAGATACTAATACTGCTGGCACTTACTACGGTGAAGTAGAAGTTACATATGCTGATAATACAGTAGAGACATTCCCTAACAATGGTTACTTCACTATTATTATTAAAGAGGATTTAGATTAATGGCTA